CCTATCGGTGGTATGGCACCGCTATTTAATGTTGAGAGAGTATTACAAAAGTAGAAATAAAATGACTAAAAACCAAATTTTCGACTTTATCATCGATAAATGCGCCTCGGTATGCAATGTATCAGCCAAGGATATTAAGGGCGCAAGCCGTAGAGCAGATGTAGTGGATGCCCGGTGCTTGGTGTTTCGCTTCGCCATACAGGAGTATGACTTCACTCCAAGGGATATTGCTACTCTTCTCGGCAAGGAAAACCCAAAGGCGGTGCGCTCGTTGTATCAGTCGTTTGATACCCGATGCGAGAGGTCTTATTGTTTCCGCAGATTATCCAATACACTCTGCGCTGAACTATCCGAAAAAGGGGCGTAATTCAGCCCTTAAAAGGGCGTAAAGGCGGTCCGTAACTTTTCGGCTTTCAGCACCTCCTCGTCATACCTTTGTATTGTTGCAACAAGGGTAATTTCGCTCTGCCCTGAATGAGCGATACCACTTTTAATAATACAAAGTATGGAAAGTCAGAAAATATATCTTGGCAATGCAGGAGGTTCGGACATCAACGCCCTTCTTGCATCGGCTTTGCAGAAACAAGGACTTGACCCGAATGTAGTTCTTGCACAGCTCGGCAACAATCGTGGTGGTTTCTTCGGAAGCAATGGCTTGGAGAGCATCATTGCTCTTATTATCGTTGCTGCTATCTTTGGTAATGGTAACGGCAATGGTTTTTTCGGAGGAGGTAGCAATAACGCAGAGCGTGAGTTGCTTGCGCAGATGATTCAGCGCAATGGCACAGACCTCTCGCAGTTGTCGCAGACAATCGGTTGCTCAACAGGTCGCATTAACGATGCTATCACCGCTGTATCTAACCAAATCTGCACCCTCGCAGGTCAGCAGGGCTTGTCGTTCCAGCAAGTTATCAACTCTATTCTTTCGGGTAACAACGCTCTCACTTCGCAGATTGCTTCGTGCTGCTGCGACTTGAAGCAGGCTATCGGTGGTGTAAATGTAGGTATGGAGCGCGGTTTCTCCTCGCTTGCATTTGAGACACAGCGACAGACTTGCGACTTGGAGAAGTCTGCAAGCGCAAACACCGCTGCTATCCTTGCAAAACTCGATGCTATCGAGGACAGCCGTAAGGACCGTGAGTTAGCAGAGAAGGACCGTGTAATCGCTACTCTTACGGCTCGCTCGGAGCGTCAGGCAGAGTTGCAGCCTATCTATAAGGCGTTGGGAGACATTCAGTGCAACCAAGTTCCAGTGAAGAAGATTGCTTGCCCAGAGACCTATGTTCCAGTGAACACCGGTATTAACGCTACCTATGGTCTTATCCCAACAGGTTGCGGATATGGCTACGGCTCTATCTATGGCGGTTATCCTTATCCGGGGTTTGTATAGTAGAAGGAAGGAGGTATTTATATGATTAGCAATACCATCATTCCGGCTGCTATTCGCAGTGTGTCGGTAAATGTAACTACCGAGAATGTGCAGTTCGTGTTCCGCAGTCAACCGAACACGCCACGCCCATACTTCGGTGGCTTATATGCCGACCTTGCGCAGGCAATTCCGACAGGAACAACTGCTACGCTTCCGATCGTATTCACATCGGAGGGTGGCAACCCTACCGCATTGGTAGGTCTTGATGGCGAGCCGATAACTGTTGCGAACATCACAGGCACAGGAATATATCACTTATTCTACGACCAGAGAACAGGTCGCTTGCAGTTGTTGTCGCCATACATTGTTTAACGAAATTAAGGAGCAGAAAAGATGTTCAAAGACTTAAAGGAAGGCTTCCAAGTGAGCCTGCTCGACAAGAGTGGTAAAGTACCACACTATTATATCGGCACTATTATAGATAAATCAGATCCTCGAATAGACGAGCGAAAGCAAATAGTTCCGGGACAACCATTGTCCTATGCAGATTTGGTTATCGACCTAACAGTCGAATTCAATGGAAAGACACAGACCTATACAGTGCCTGAACAGTTGAATATAGCAACAGTGGCATCGCTGACACTTGCTTGCACAGCAGAGCCTATCGCTAACGAAGTGAGGGCAATGTTGAAGCATAGCCAGAGTGTTATCGAAAGCGTACCACACCACGAGGAGGTAGCCAAAGAGTGTGCGAACATTTTGGAGGAGCTGCACCCTGCATCGGCAGACACGAAACGCCTTGACAAACTCGAAGAGTCTGTTGGCGAGATGAAGGGTATGTTGGAGCAGTTGGTGCGCCTCTCCGCTGCACCGAAAAGTAAAACGAAAGGAGAATAACTATGGTTTGGAATAATATGGAAGTTATGCGCGGACACGACGAGTTCTACGATGTGAACGACTTGCACAAGGCTTTCGAAGATGGTCGCAAGCAGGGTTGGCGCGAGGCTATGGAGGAGGCGCAACATAGCGGATACGCACAGCGTGGCGGTTATGGTCAGCGCGAGGAGTATGACCCACGCGATATGGGCTACGGTATGCGTGATGGCGGAAGCCAAAACGGAGGCGGTAGCTACGGACAGCGTGAGAACTATCCACCACAGGGCGGAGGTTTCGACCCTAACGCCTACGGTCAGCGCAGAGGTGTGAAAGGCACCGGTCCTTACTCGCGTATGCGATAGACCTCTATTCGGGGAGGGGCGTTGCTCCTCCCTATCTTTAATTTAACGATAAACCATTAAGAATATGGATAGATTAGATAGTTATGGCACATTGCCAAGAGACATGGAAGAGTACCTCTCCAATCACGGCTGGCACTTCTCAAAGAAGATGTGCGACCACGCAGTGTCGTGTATGAAGGATAGGTCGGGCAACAAGATTACACCTTACACGAAGGAAAAGGTCGAGGCATTGTTGAAGCAATACAATATCGAGGTCAAGAACGCAAAGGGTTATGACTGTGTGTATGTCGTGAATATGGCTCTTGCAGACTATCATGGCTCTTCGATTGCTGACACACAGCGATTAGCGATGTTTGTGCGTGATTACATAGACGATGCCGATGGCTACGAGGGTGTTGCCCTCACACGCTACTATGCCGACTGCATTGGCAAGGGAGAGCCGATTGAGTGGGGCGAAATGATTTAATAACTTAACATCAAATTCAAAATGTTTGGAACAATGAAATCGAAAATTGAGGTACGCAAGTTTGCCGTAGAGCAGGCACACTTGTCGATGATTAAAGGAGATAGCGACAAGTCTATCGTAGAGGTAGCAAAGGAGATAGCAGACTTCGTATTAGGAGATGCAGCGTTGCCCGAGTATGTCAATGATGAAGATACATTGACAGCACTCACAAAAATTATTAGTGCGAACGCGATAATTGGTACCAATGAAAAACCTTCGGAACCTCATACAGAGCCTACCAGCAGAGAAGCATAGCGAGCTGAACGATGCGATAGAGGGCATCGTTTCAAGAGGCAGTGCGTTTAATCGGGCGCAGAGGCGCAAGATTAAGAAGTTCTGGGATAAGAACAAGCAGAAATGCGTGTCGTAGATTTCAGCATACCTCGGTTGCGGTGGCGAGTTAGAGCCTATTTTGCCGTGTCAAAGTATAATGAAGAGGAGATAGTGGGCGACCTTATGCAAATAAGTTGTCCTGACTACATCTTGCGAGATGTTGAATACAACCTCCGATTTCAGAAGATAGACACAGGTTTTACCTACTCGAATCGAAGGCGTAGGCAGACCGTTATGGTCGTAGGTCTAACCTCGCACCCCTCCGAGTTTTTGAACTCCTATGAACACGAACTGCGCCACTTGGTAGATGATGTGGCAGGCACTATCGGCATACCACTATCGGGCGAAGATGTTGCGTACTTAACCGGCAATATCAATAGACTATTGTGGGAGGATATACACGGATTTGTGTGTTGTTGCAGAAAAAAAGACACCGCTAAGACCAGGCGATGTCCTTTGTGAAATGATAGTGTCCCCACACTGCAAGGCTTCTCACCTTGATTTTCACAATGCAAAGGTAATCAAAAAATCTTAAAACACAAAATGAAAGAAGACAAAATACGAACAATGCTCAACGAACTTCACTCGGATATGACCGATGCAGAGTTTGAGCGCAGGAAGCACGAAATATACGAGGTATTAGACACTATTTAATAGCATCTAATACCTTGCGTAGTGCTTCATCCATTTTCTTTGTTTTCCGATGTATATATATGTCGGTTACGGTCTTTTCTGCGTGTCCGAGAATACGACCAACAACATCTAATGATATGTCACAGTCCTCGCTGGCGATCGTTGCAAATGAGTGCCGGGCATAATACATTGATAGGAATGGGTACAATGGTTGTCGCCACTTCTTACCGTGTTTGCCTAATACATAAGGACCAAATTTTTGTAGTGCCTTATTAACTCTACGAGACCAATTATGGTAGTCTATGTCCCCATCACAATATTTCAATAAATAGTCTGTCCCTCGGTACTTATCGATTAACTCTTGTGCCTCAGGCTCCACTTTAATACTAATAGGCAAACCCTTGGTTTTCTGCCTACGGTATATTATACGACCTTTATAGTAATCATCAGGGCGCAAAAGACACAAATCGCCAGTATTTATGCCTCCTAAGTAAAACGATAGCATAAAAAAATCCAAATATTTTCTCATTTCAGGTTCCGCATCATAATCACGAATAATGCGTATATCTTCTATCGATAAATCCCTTTTGGCGGTAGGCTCCTTAGGTATCTTGTATGCCCTGAATGGATATGTATAATTGGTTAATCTACCTTGATTTATAGCATCGTTAATGACAGCACGAAGATTGCGCATGTGCTGATTTACAGCATTAATTTTTAATTCTTGCCGTAGTACCTTCTCCATTTTTTTAAGAAATGTCACATCTATATCTGCGAGTGGAATATCTCCAAAAGTCAAAACGAACTTTTTACAGGTATTCCTATATAAATATATAGTACTTGTGTTATCAAGGTTTTGAATGTAGGTATCGAAGGACTCTGCCATCATTGGAGAACTTGACACATCTTTGCCACGCATTGCATTTTTTAGTATCTGTTGCAATGTGCTTTGAGACAAATTCTCTAATTTTCCATCAAACTCCAACATCAATAGGGACTCATTTAGGCGTGAATAAGAACGAGTAATTACCATGTTATACGATACGCGACTTTCATGATTTTTTACACAACCTTTTGCCGTGTCCCAATGTTCAGGCCTTACACTAACTCCAAGTGGTAGTCTGAAATTTCTACCTTTGCCTGCTGATATATATGCAACCACTGGGTAGGTTCCATCTTTTTTAGTAGTTCTTGTGTCTAACTTGATTTTTACGCTTGCCATAGTTTGTTAGGTTTGGACAAAAGTCTAAAATCTGCTATTTTTTTGCCAAGAATTTGCCAAGAATTTGCCAAGAATTTGCCAACTTTTTGAAAATTTGCCAAGAATTTGCCAAGAATTTGCCAACTTTTTTGCACCATTTTGCACCATTTTGCACTGTTATGAGGGCATTTTTAATGCTAAAAAAGGGTCGCTTCAATGCAACTATATCCATATAATGAGTTGTATATCAGCATTTTGTTTTTCGTGAGCGGTAGACGGGACTCGAACCCGCGACCCTTGGCTTGGGAAGCCAATTTGTAGACTTTGTAAATTGTTAATAATCTGTTATTTATCGTGTTTTTTATTTTTATCTTGCCAACTTTTTGCCAAAAGTTCGTTGATTCTGACATCTTTTTCTGCCAAAAGTAGGCGTAAATAGGTTATCTCTTTCTGCTGACTTTTGACCTCTACATACTCCTCTACCGAGAATATCGGCAGCTCGTTGTAGAAGTACGATACGCTCTCGCCAATAGCCTCGGCCAGGAGTTCGAGCGTTGAGGTGGATACAACCTTTACTTGCAAGCGTTCCTCTAATACCTGACGGTGCATACCCAACTTGGCAGCAACCGCAGTAAGGGTTATGCCCTTATCTTTACACGCCTTGCGTAGTTTAGTTTTTAGTTCTTTGCCGGTCATTACGATATCTCTTTATTGTACTTTTCTATAATCATATAATGTTGTAGTTTGAGTACTTCGGCATCTGAAGAAATGCTATACCATTCTTTATGATGATAAGTTAAGCATCTATCTACAATCATTGCATCGGCAAGTATAACATAAGCTACTAATTCTTTTTTGTATAGATTCTCAAAACCTAACATTTTCATATAATGTTCTGGGAACCTATCCTCTCTCCCCAAATATACAGGCGTAAGTCTATTTTGTCCTACATCGTGCCAATGTTTTACCAATACACAGGATTCCGAAAATACCGTTGCGTAATCATTATGAAACTTTATATCGCCTATCAAGTTGTATATTGTGTAAACATTCAATGGGTTAGCTATTAAAGCATATAATATTATTCCACCAAAAGCCATACTCACTCCACCAGCTAAGGACCACTCATAATATGAATGAAAAATAACAGGAGCCACAAAGAATAGAATAGCTGCAATGCCATAGGATAAATAATAAAATACTCTTTTGATGATATTCCGTTTTTTTATTTTGCTTCTAATTATATCTATATAAGTGCGATATAATTCATACTCTTTCTCATTTTTAATCATACAATCGAGACCTACCCTCCTACTTGTATATCTGTAAAAGTAAGACTCTACATCTTCTTTGGTGTAACTCATACTCAATTTATTTTCTTTGTTGAGGTGAAGTATAGGTTGTACCCGGTAGGGTTGAGGTAGAAATCGCTGATACTTTTTTCAACTCCTCAATCTCCTTTTCCTGCTCCCATATTTTGCGCTCCAATGATTTAATCTCAGCATCTTTCTTCTCGAACAACTCCATAGCAAATTTGTTGTCCGCTGTTTTGGCGTTATTATCCAACATTTCGCCTTTTCCTGTAATAAGCCATTTGAGGTTAATATCCGGAAAAGCAGTAAAGATTTTTAGCAGACTTTCGCTACCAATGCTTTTTACTTTAACAATACCTCCACTTGCAATACCCGAAAGTTCGCAAAGCCGCCTCATACTAACTTCTTTATATTCAGCGAATTGTTTAAGTCTGTCAATAATTCCCATAATTGAGTGATAATTTTTTTTACCGTTTTACTTGTTAATGATAATTATATTTCCCATATTTGCAGTGCCGTAAATGAATTGTGGTTGAATTTCATTTGAAAAACGGCACGAAAAGTGTGTAAAGTTACGAAAAAATAATAACAAACATTATGGCTGTGATAAAAAAGCGTAAAAAACGCATCGTGGTATCTCCATCGATGCGTAAGTCATTGGCGGATAAATTTGGCGTAACGGTGCAATGTATCGGTGGTGCATTGCGATTTGCAACCGAAGGTTTCCAACCGGAAGAGATACGCAAAGCTGCTATCGAGATGGGAGGAGTGGAAACAACAGAAGTCGTGATTGTAGAACAATAATATATAAGTATATGAATCGTGCTAAACGAATAGCCAAGACTATTCTTCTTGTGCTTGTACGCATTATCGAAATAACAGTGCGTAGCTATGTATTCCTAATTCACCCCTTAATCTTTGTTATCGTGGCTCTAATCCTTGCCGCATTCAAAGGGTCGGATAGTAAGCCCACCTACGAGGAGCGCATTGGTGATTGGAGCAAATGCCTGATTATGAATTTCATCGATTGGTACGATGATGTGCAAGATTGGGTTGAGGAGAAGTTGGATCGCTTAAACATTGAGTAGTATGATACCACAATTAGAAAAACCTATCGAGTACTTGCGTAACATTGGCTATGCTCCGCAAGCCGCAATGCTGCTGCTATCGGAGTATTACAGACAACGAGCCACCGGAGCGACAGCCGATGAGACATCGTGCATATTCTTCGATTACATCGCAAGTGGTATAAATGGCACGGAGGATATACTGACAGAGGTGAAGGAGTTTCACAAACGCCTATGCCGAAAGGGTTATAAGCCTGAGCAGGTTGCTGAGGTCGTAGATGGATATTACAACAAGGAGGAGTAGCTATGAAGACACAATCACAACCAGTACGCAGAGGTAGAGAGTACTACCATACGGCAGCGAGTGCTTGCCGATATTTGGGTATTTCGAAGAGCACTTTCTTTAACTATCGCAGAGAGGGTTTATTCGATGTTGTTGCTGTGCCAATTCTCGGCAAAATAAGATATCTATACGCCCAGAGCAAGTTAGATAAGGTATTCCGCCCGATTGATTTGCTTGCGGCTGTTCAGAGCATAGAGAATAGAAATAAGAAAAGGTCCTGAGATTGCCTTTCTTAGTTTGGGTTAAAATTATTGTTAGTGAAAAATCCTCCTGCGAAAAATCCGTGACGGCCACAACAAGGGAGGTGCGTATGCCAAGTGTCGAGGTGAAAGCCGATGTTTGCCATACGCCAACCATAGCGCAGGGCTGTTTGTCCAGAATTAAGCAAAAGTTTAGTGTAGTGATGTAGAAAATCTTACCGCCCTGCGCTTTTTCGCAAAAACCAATGGCTGTAAAAAAAGGATACATAAAGTTCCCTCGTAGCATATTCGGCTCGAAACAGTGGAGAGAGAAGCGCATATTCAGCGACTTCGAGGCGGCTGCCTATCTCTGCGTTAAAGCCGCATTTGTTGATGGATTGGAGGTGCAAGTAGAGGGTAGAACTTTCCGCTTGCAACGAGGACAACTTATTACATCTATTAGAAATCTTGCCGAAGATTGGGGTTGGTCAAAGTCGAAGGTTCAGCGACTTTTGAACAACATGTCTGCGAGGTCGTGGGACAACTTGTGGGACAACTTGTGGGACAACTTGTGGGACAACTTGCAAATTAAAGTTGAGCCGTTGCAGAAAACTCGTTTTACTCTTATAACTATTTGTAACTACGACAATTATGAGTGCGATGATAGCGGTTGCACCATACCAACAAACGCCCCTTCCGGTGTAGTTAGTGGGACAACTTGTGGGACAACTTGTGGGACAACTTGTGGGACATCTAATAATAATGATATAAGAAATAAAGATATAACAAGCACACACACAAGTAATATATTATCCAGGTATAAAATTGCGTGTGCGTGTGCGGATATGCGTGAGCAGGCATACGCTACCTGCAAGGAGTTGCACGAGCTCGGCTACTTTTCCACGCCTGAGGCAAAAGCAGAGAGTGCAGCGTTCTGGCTAATCACCTACATCTACCGCAACTTTCGCCTTTTGCAGTTCAAGATGGATAAACCGCTCATTACTCGTGAGGCGGAGTTTATCATAAGAGATTTCGGCTCTCGCAAAGATGATTTAGACGATATGGCAAGAGTGCTCGATGCCATGAATAATAGCAAGGGGCTACACAAACGCAATAGGTCAGTATATCACACACTCAGAAAATGGTTACAACAAGATAATATCCGCAAAAAACGATTAGAAGATGAACAAGCACGAATCTACAAGCCTATACGCTAAGCTGCTTACTTTGATAGAGCAGACCAAGAGAACACGAGAAGAGTTGAATATCGTTCCTACCTTCACACTACGCACACAAGCGGCTATTACTCTTGGGCTCTCACGAAAGAGGATAGAGGAGGCTGCAAGGCAGTTAGAAGCTGACGGCAAGATACGCATAGGCGATTGTCGAAATGATAAGTATTACGAAGTGATAAGCGAATAGCGCATCGCCAAACGCCTTTTAGGTACTTAGGGAAATGATAGTAGTCTATCCAACTATGCGAGAGGTTGCCAAAATCTTGCACTCGTTCTTTATTTTTCGGTGAGCCCTGCGTTTTTCAGTCCAGCTCCCCAACCTTTGACAACAAACATTAACCAACATAAAATTCAACAATTATGAAACAGAAATTCTTTTTAGGCATTGATGTTACTCCACGAAAGGAGTACCGCCAAGAGATTGCACGACTCCGTGAAGAGTTATTCAAGAAGAAAGAAAAGTGCGAATTGGAGGAGAATGAGCGCAAGTTGCTCGCCGAGGAGCGCACCCATTGGAAGCAGAAGTATCACGACCTATTGGCGGACACACCTGCACGAGGTAAGGGCGGTAAGTTTGTTAAGCGCAACAAGTCGCACAATGACCGTGCGCTCGACATGGAACAAAAAGCGTAGCCAACCGCTATATGTTGGCAATGGTTTCTTCATTTATTTAAGTTTGGGTTAGTAGTGCTCAATGCAAATTGAGCAGGTCTGCCGACAGTCGGGAGATAGGCGGCAGACAAATAGACCGGAGAAGCGATACATGGGTATCGGAGTGTTGGAGTCGCATAAAATGTTACACACTTGCCAAAACTGCTCACAATCTTTTCCAACGCTCGTGAGCAAAAGGAGGTTCGAATCCTTGCCGGTCTGCGAAACACTTTTGTTTAACACTTAAAAACCAAAAACATTATGAAAAAACACAAAATTGTATTTGCTGTGATTTTCACAGTATCAGTTGGATTAGCAATTGTTGCCGCTTGCTTGGGTAACCCTATTCAATCTCTATTGATTTCGGTATTATCGGTATTGTATCTCGTCTGCTTTATACTGAGCGTGATAGAGGACCACCTATCAAAGATTGTATCGTTGTTCGAAATTCGAACACTCGGACATACCCTCGACATTCTGACACAGATTAAAAGGAACATAGAGGCGCAGGAGATGGTGAAGTCTAAGGACACCAATACTTGCAAAGCTCCGGAGCCAGAGGAGGAACAGAAAGAACCAACAACCGAGGAGAAATAATGAAGACGATAACATTTATAAAAGTCTGCGTGTGGGCGTTATGCTTATTAGGTGTAATAGAAGGAGGATTTGCGCTTATTTCGGCATCTGACACACTGCTCAACTTGATAGGCATCTTGCTCATAGTAGCATTTGCCTTTATATCATACAAAACTCACTTTTTTATAAACATTAAAAACAAACAAAGAAAATGAAAAAGATTTTGATTTGTGTCGTTATGACACTTGCATTGGCATCGTGCAACCGTATCGATGCAGGCTACGAAGGTATCAAGGTAAACCTTTATGGTAGCAACAAAGGTGTAGATGATGTTGCACTCGTTACCGGTATGGTGTGGTACAATCCATTTACAACTTCCGTGTATGAGTATCCTACATTTGTGCAGACTGTGGATTATCCGGCATTCAGTATCAACGCCAAAGATGGTAGTTCTTTCACTGTGGACCCGACAATCTCACTCAAAATTGTAGATGGCACCGCTGCCGATGTATTCAAGAAGTATCGTAAAGACGATATTCAGGATATTATCAATACAACCCTTTATAACTATGTGAAAAACGCCTTCCGCATTCAATTGAACGGATATACTACTGATGAACTTGTGAGCAAGCGAGAGGAGTTCGAGAGTGCTATTGAGGGTAAATTGGCAGAAGAGTTACTGCGAGAGAACTTTCAACTCGAACAGATGACATCAGGATTGCAATATCCTGCATCGTTGGTGGCTGCGATAGATGCCAAGAATAAGGCGGTGCAAGATGCGTTGAAGATTGAGAATGAGGTTAAGGCGGTAGAGGCAAATGCAAAGAAGGCGGTTGCCGAGGCGCAAGGACATGCACGAGCATTGAAGATTAAGGGTGATGCAGAAGCAGAGTATAACCGAAAAATAGCAGCCTCTTTGTCGCACTTAATTGTGTATCAGAATATGGTTGAGAAATGGGACGGCAAGTTGCCGGTATATGCCGAGGCTCCCACTTTATTCAAGAATTTCGGCAAATAATGGTTAGCCACTTGCGTATGGGCATTTACCGAGTTCAATGCTCGGAGTGGCGCAAAGAAATAAAAACAATCCTATTATGAAACTCCGAGTATTCACAGCATTCTCCGGCTACGACAGCCAATGCCTTGCGCTCGATAGGTTGAAGGCGCAGTTCACTGACTTTGACTACGAGTTAGTCGGTTGGAGCGAGATAGACAAGTACGCCATTCAAGCGCATAATGCGTTGTATCCTCAATGGGCAGACCGCAACTATGGCGATATATCCAAGATTGATTGGAGCAAGGTGCCGGACTTCGACCTCTTCACATACTCCTCGCCTTGCCAAGATTTCAGCAACGCAGGACTGCAACGAGGTGGCGAGGAAGGTAGTGGCACACGCAGCTCTCTCCTTTGGGAGTGCCGCAGAGCCATCGTAGCCAAGCGACCAAAGTACCTGCTATTGGAGAATGTCGCTGCGCTGGTGTCGCAGAAGTTCCTGCCGTTGTTCAACAGGTGGCAGGCAGAGTTGGCAAGTTACGGATATAGCAACTTTGCACAAGTGCTGAACGCAAAAGACTATGGCGTACCGCAGAATAGAGAGCGAGTGTTTCTCGTGTCGATACTCGGCAACGCATCGTATCACTTCCCGAAGGAGATGCCACTCGACAAGCGACTGAAAGATGTGTTGGAGGAGAATGTTGATGAGAAGTATTATTTGAGTGATAAGATGATAGATGGGTTTATGGCGCATAATGATAATCATCAAGCAAAGGGTACTGGTTTCATTTGGAAACCAAAAGATATATCCGAAAATGGGGGGGGTACGCCAACTGTATCAGAGCAAACGCGGCACTCAACGCAACAGACAACGCAATCATTGAATAATGTGGCAAATTGCATAAGAGCCAACTCGGCAGTATGTCCTACTGACAACTTTATAATTGACAATGGATAACGTAGAGGTAATACAGGTTGGCAATATCTATCCCGACACTCCAACCTTCAAGAATAGAACGATGGGCAGAGTGTATGATATAGAGGGTTTGGCACCAACAATCAACACCTGCGGAGGGGGGGGCGTGAGCCGAAGATAGTAGTGTATGAAACCAACGGAGATATACGGACTATCGAGGAATAGAGATAAGAAGGGCAATGTAGTAAAGCGCAACCTTAACCCTTATGTGAATTGCCTTCACACACTTGTAGGGAGTTGCCGAGAAAATATGGAGGTTTATGTAGTAGAAATCTATGAATACGAGATTGCAGAAGATGATAGACCGGGGCTTGATCCCTAATCAGGGGGGGGGTATTTATAGATGCCTACAATCAAACAATCAACGAGGAGATAACCGGGGCTATACTAACGAGAATAGACGATAGTTGCCACTATTTTGTAACAGAAAGTATGACAGAAACAAAGATAATAAGCAACCCTCACGGCTTTAATAAAGGCGGAGAAAAGGATATTGCGCCTGCTTGCACAAGTAGCAAATGGCAAGACAATAACTTTGTTTGTGAGCCAATTTCAGTTGCTATGCGAGGTAGGAGTAAACGAGGCAAGAGTAATGGGAATTACAAACAAAGATTAGAGATGAACGAAAGTGGAGTAGCAAATACGATTACGAGTGTGCAGAAGGATAGTATGGTAGCCGAGAAATGTTACCGCATTCGCAAACTTACTCCGAGAGAGTGCTTCCGACTTATGGGGGTGGATGATGCAGATATTGATAAAATTCAACTATATCCATTTGGGTTTGATATACAATACCCCTCATACTCTTTCAAAGAGCGTCTTTTGGGTATGAGCGATGAAGAGAAAAGAATTTTAATGCAAAAAGGCATCTCAAATTCACAGCAGTACAAGCTCGCCGGTAACAGCATCGTGATAGATGTTTTATACCACCTCTTCCGCAAGATGTTCTGCGAAACGGAAAACGAGAAACAACAAATGACACTATTCTAAAAACTTGAAGATTTTTCAAAAACTTTTAACTATGACAAAATTTAACAACGAGCAGATTGCTCAAATTCAGGAGATTGTTGCACAGGCGATAGCAGCTGCTAATTCGCCCAAGTGCAACGCTATTACAGACGAGGAGTGTTCGGATAAGGCGGTTGCACCTCGCCCACTTGGGGTGTGGTGCTTGACCGAGAACTACCGAGCCATTAAGCCTATGGAGTGGGAGAAGCAGAACAATGGAGAGCAGTGCATTGGCATCGGTGTAGTAACGGAGAAGACTGCTTATATCGTCAGCCTCATACCGACACCATCATTGCCACTTGGTTCTACCAAAGTAAAGAAGTACCCGGATATATGCTACGACAAGGAAACCTACGACAACGAGGCTGTAACAGAAGCGTTCCTCGAAGCGCAGACAAGTTGCAAAGAAGATGTTTCCTATTGGGCTGATGACAAACGATACCCATACCGAGATTGCCCTGCTATTGACAACCTCCCTGCGCCTATTATGAGCAGTTTTGGTACTATCAGTTGGGTATTGCCGACACTTGCGACAATGAAGGACATTGCCTCTCGTATCGGAGATATTAACGCTGCGATATTTGCAGTTGGCGGTATCGTTATATCTCCATATTATCATTGGACCTGCACCGTAAATAAAGACGACAAGGAGAGTGCTTTTATTGTCCTTTCCGGCAATGGTACTGTGGGCAATTACGATATGGACAGCATTTACGATGTTCGTGCGGTGTCCGCTTTTCATTTTGAAAATTTTAAGTTTTAATTTTTAATCATAAAAAACTATGGAAGTGAATATCATTTTAGAGGAGTCTGCATTTGTTGTCGATGCAGAGGGTAAGAAGTTGCGAGTGTCGTACAAAGAGGAGTGCTTGCCATATAGGGAAGCACGAAAGTTCTGCGAGGAGAATTGCGGAGGAGATGAAACAGTTGAGAACTTGCGTTTCCTTGCCAAGCACCGAGACTCTATCAATGAGGTGCTGAAAGAAAATGGTCACACTAAATTGTCGGGCTGGTATTGGTCTAACGAGGAGAGTTGGCGATATGATGGTAGTGCTTTTGTTGTCGATTCCTACGATGGTTATGTGGGCAGTAACGGTATGATCAACGGTTATTATGTTCGTGCGGTGTCCGCTTTGTAAAATTTTTTAGATGTTTAACTATTGCCTCCGCTTTTCGGGGCGGAGGCTTAACGAAACAGAGATATGGCAAAGGCAAACATTCCGATATATCGTGATATGGTGGAGTTGTTGAAGGTGTTGATGCGCGAGGTAAAGAATATGCCGAAGGCTGACAATCGCACTCTTGGCGATAGCATAATCAACAGAACGCTCAACTGCATTTATCAGCTCCAACTTGCCTATGATAGCCACGACAATACAGCTGTTCGCTTGCAGGCTCTAAATGCTTTCGATACGGAGTTTTCGACACTTTGCACATATCTCCGAGTAGTTAATGAGTTGCGGCTATTATCGCTCAAAGTGATGGTTAATATCTTCGAGCGTACCGAGTCTATTGCAAAGCAACACAAGGGATGGATAAACAAACAGAAGAAGATAGTATGCGAGGGCTCTGTGGCTACGGCTGAGGAGTGAGAGCAGTTGAATTTTTGAAAAGGTCGTGCCTACACACTCTCTTTTAGAGTTACATCAAAGGGATAGGATATGCTTTTATTGTCAATTCCAACAATGGTAATGTGAACAATAACAATATGAACAACAATTACAATGTTCGTGCGGTGTCCGAATTTCGAGAGACAACTAACAATACTATCTACCCGATAGACACAGAGGGTATGTTTATCGCTTACTACGATTGTCGCAAGGGTAATTCTCGCTCCTATTCAGCACAGCAGTTCGAGGTCCACTACGAGCATAACATCATAGAGTTGTGCCGAGAGATACGAGCAGGAGTATATACGCCTAACGAGTTCCGGGCATTTGTGATTACTAAGCCCGACTATCGAGAGATATTCGCAGCGCAATTTCGCCACCGTGTAGTCTTGCATTGGATAGCACTACGACTGATGCCACTTGTGGAGGAGCAGTTGGTATATTCCGTATTCAACTGCCGTAAGGGTAAAGGCACACTCGCAGCACAGCTCTACGCCTACAATCGCATTCACGAGATTTCAGAGGGTTACACCAAGCCGTGCTACCTGATGAAGTTAGACATCAAAGGTTTCTTTATGTCGATAGACAGGAAGATGGCAACCGACCTTGTGTGCCGATTTGTAGCAGAGCGATATACCGAGAGTGATGCTACCACACTGCTTTATCTGTTGCGAGTTTCGCTTATGGCAGAGCCTGAGAACAACTGCAAGCGAGTAGGCGATACATCGCTTTGGAAACATATACCGGAGCATAAGAGCCTATTCACTTGTGGTAAGGGTAAGGGCTTACCGCTTGGCGACTCGCTTACGCAGATAGTATCATTGCTTATATTGGACCGTATGCACCACTACATTGTAGATACACTCGGTTTGGGTATGGCAGCCTATGCAGATGACACACTGATAATAGCCAATAGCAGAGAGCAACTATTGAACGCAGTGGAGCCTATTCGTCAGATGTTGGCAAGTGTGGGTATCACACTCCACCCTCATAAGTTCTATTTTCAGCAGAGTTATAAGGGAGTGAAGTTTATTGGTGCGGTACTGATGCACGGCAGGCACTACACATCGAATAGAACGGTCCACAATGCCTTTGCAAAGGTTAGGGCGTACAATGCGAGAGCAGGGTGCAAACGATATAGGCGAGAGAATATAGATGCTCTTGTAGCCTCTGTAAATTCCTATCTCGGCATTATGCGCCACCACGCTACACGCAAGATACGAAAGCAACTTGTTGAGAGTATAGACCGAGAATGGCAGAATATGCTCGATATAGACCGAGAAAACTATTACAAAGTATTACCTAAAAAGCGTTACCGCCAGCGTGAGAAAATTAGGCGGAAATTGATAAAACCTTAAAAGAAGTAAAGTTATGGCAGAGAAAAAGATTAGCGATTTGAGCATTGGCGATTGGGTAGAGATAGATGGCGAACCAGCGAAAGCCCTTTGTTTGAGAATAGCAGGAGGGCATATCTTTAAGGGGGTAAGCGGACAAATGTATAGGTGTTGTGGTGGTATGGATTTTTACCCTATCTCCATCACTCCAGAAATGTTGGAGAAGAATGGTTTTGTAAAATGGCAGGGTGGCTTGGTGCTGATAGGAGATGAGATTTCTTGCCGATACGAAGATGGCAATCTCACTATCAAGCAAGGCTATCGAGACAACGAGGAAGCGCTTGTCGAGCGACTATTAGTGAACATCGAGTGTAAGTATGTTCATCAACTGCAACACGCACTCCGCTTGGCTGGGGTGGGAAAGGAGATTGAGGTATGAGTTACAGAATTAAGACTGCGCAAAATGTGGCTAATGTGCAAGCGTTGTTAGATGCGTACAGCACTTGGGATTTAGTAGGATATTCAATTTCAAAAGATGGCGTTCATTATTTAATTTTCAAAGATTAGAGTTATGAAAATCGAAACGAAGTACAACATCGGGAATAAGGTATGGCTCAGATATGGAGATAGAATAAAAGAAGCCGAGATTATAGACCTTAAAGCAACAGTAGTATTCTTATCTCCTGCACCGACTATTACTTATACTATACGCATCAAAAATGAGACAGGTGGGTGGTTGCTAAATCGAGACAAAACGCACAAAATTATACCAATATATGAGGAATGCCTTTTCCCCTCCAAAGAGGAATTGTTAAAGAGTTTGTAGCTATGAAAACCCTACAAGAATTAGCGGAAACCTACGCCCAACGAGAAGATTTGCACACCGAAGATGGCGAGTACACAAAAACGACCATTGTAGATGCTTATAAGGCGGGGGCGATTGAAACTCTAAAAACCACCATATTGGTATTAGCGATGCAAAGTAGATTAAATCTTGGTGCTCAAAAGCTTGATGCCATAGGTAGTTTAGATACTAATTTGAGAGATTGTTGTAATAAAATAACCGAAGAACAAATTTTAGAGAATGAAACAATATTTAGACGAACAGCAGACCGCCAAGCTGATTGAACTGGGATTGCCAAAGCCGAAGAGCATTGAGAAGATGATGCCGCAACCCGTAGTTGATGGGTATGTGCATTTAGTCCCACAAAAAGCCTACTCCATTGGCGAGTTGATTGATATGCTACCCGACTACATAAATGGCAATTTTGTTAATTGGAAAATACAAACAACAAGAGGTGATGCCAAATGGAGTGTTGGCTGGGATTGCTTCGAAACAGGGCAATTTCAATGGATTCGTACAACAGAGCTAATTGATGCGCTCTACGATATGATAGTCAAACTTAAAGAGGAGGGAGTGATATGAAAATATACGAATGTACTGAATGTGGTCGGTGGAAATCAGCGATATTTACAGTTTATGGAGATAAAGAAGTAAAATTCTGCCCTTACTGCGGTAGCGACCAACACTTATGTCAGATTAAAGCGGGCAAAATAGAAGATTATGAGTAAGCAATTGGCAACATACCTTGCAACAATAATCATCAGTGACCTAATGAAACATACTACAAGGGATTTTAGCTCGTATGAGTATGAATTGTTAGAAGCAAGATTGATGCAAGGAAAATTTGAAGAAGTTGAAGATTATATAAGAAAATATCTATGACACGAGTAACTGAGACCGTTGGTTTAGATTGGGCGGTGAAAGACTACGATAAAGAAGCAATGGATAAACTTCTTTCAGAGGCGCAAGAAGCAGCCGAGAAAGCATTGCTTGAAGAGATGGAGAAATTTAACAAATGGTGTGAGTCCGTTGTGCGCACCAATGCTACACCTCCAATCAAAGGCGAAATAACCAAGAATAAACTGCAATGGCGAGGAATTAAGAAACGAAATGTGTTTGGACTCAATTTCCAACGGACAGAGATTTGGCAACGAAATAAGTGTATCGGCACATACACAATTGAGTATGATTACGATTCACCGTTAAAAGATAAAATTTATGGATCGATCAACAATATCAAAGATTAAAACATTGGCAGTTATAAATGCTGATAAGCGATGTGCGAAGATAGATAAGTTGGACTTTGCGATAAGTGCGGAAGCAGACTATTTTAATGGTTTAGTGCAAGGTTTTGAGGATGGCGCAAGGTGGGCGTTCTTGGAAAGAATGACAGTAGAGCAATATCTCTATCTTATGAACAATGGTATTTTGAATAAGGCCTGCGAGTGGTTGAGGACAAATGCACACTTCTTTGTATCCGAGTTTAGCGGAGATATGAATGAGGAGAAACTTGTTGAGGAATTTAGAAAAGCGATGGAGGAATGAGAATTATACTAATAGATGATACAATTTGTGCAGGCGATAAGCACGAGATGATTAACTACCCTCGTGAGGGTTTTAAGCCGAAGCCTGCATTACCGAAAGGAACGATATTAGAGGTTAAGGAAGAGTGGCAAAACTTATATGGCACCTACTATCGTTGCTCTCACGAAAACGGCACTTACGATATTCCAAAGCGAAATGCAAGGCCTTACATTTCGGAAGTATGGGTGGTGTCGTGGCTAATAGGCAGACCTTCCAGACCAATAATGGTATCAGAAAAGTTCTATTCAGAAGATGAGGCAAGGAAGTTTGCAGAAGGCGTTAAACAGGAACTGCGTAAAGTTGGAGCCTTCACAGAAGCAGAGCAGGTACAAGTATATAAAGACAATGAACAGTAGGGATATTTTATACTCGAAAGGGCGAAATGACGAGTGTTATACTCCGAGATATGTTGTTGAAGCTATACTGCCATATTTGCCGAAAGATAAGATAATTTGGTGCCCATTTGATACAGAAGAGAGTGAGTTTGTCAAAGTATTATCGGACAATGGCTACAATGTGGTCTATTCTCATATTAGTAATGGAAAGGATTATTACTTATATCAACCTGACAAGTGGGATATTATGCTTAGCAATCCTCCATTTACTAACAAGCGACAGATTTTTGAGAGAGCCTTGTCTTTCAACAAGCCTTTTGCTCTTCTTATGAGTAATACTTGGCTAAATGATGCTGCGCCAAACCAATTATTTGAGCAGAGAGACTTACAGCTTCTAATGTTCCGCAAACGCATTAACTTTAATTGTGCGAGTGGTACTATCGGAAGACCTACATTTAGCAGTAGTTTTTACTGTTGGAACTTATTACCAAAACAAATAATTATGATAATAAATAGATGACACGAGAAGAGTTTGTAAAGAAATTTGAGGTGCTGAAAGAGCATAACGACCAGGCTATGGCCATAGGCGATGCGCTTGGCAAGCACCTGCTTGATGGTTCACCTGTTGTGGCGTATGGTGGTTTTCTGGAACAGCACTATATCGAGTTGTTGGCTGAGCTGTCCGGCATCGACAAAGCGATAATTAGCGCACTACTCTACGAAGGTCCGAGTATGCACTACTACGGAGAACAGAGCAACGGACATCACACAATAGAGGTGAATGTGGTAACCGCAGAGGACCTATGGGACTTCTATGCGTTGTGCGATGAATACGATGAGTCGAAGAGAGAGAAACAAGTTTTATTATACGATGGACCTAAAAACAACAAATAGTATGAATGTAAAAGTAGTACAATTACCTTGGAGAATAGAAGTAGGAGGTAATGATATAGAGATACAGTACCCTAAAAAGTGTAACAATAACGACTTGGGGCAAAGCAGTATGGGTGGAGGTTTTTTACGAATTGCTGAAACATTTAACAATGTAGAAGGCGACCATGTACAATCGGATAGCTCCAAGACCAATACATTCTATCACGAGTTGATGCACATTATATTGAGTGTAATGGGTAGATATGATTTGAATAATGACGAGCAATTCGTCTGCACCTTCTCTTCGTTCTTAACTGGAGCGATGCGACAAATTGTAGAGTTTCAATTTCCTAATATAAAGAGAGATGAATAAGAACATTGTTATCTGCGATATTGACGGAACAATATCGAGAGTTGGAGAGCGATTGCAGTATTTGCAGCAGACACCGCCCGATTGGGATAAGTTCTACGATGACTGCTTTGATGACGAGCCTATCGAGGAGATGTGTACGCTTGTGCGCACACTTCATAAGTCTGGTTATTCGATTGTATTTTGCACCGGTAGGCGTGATAGTGTGCGAGAGAAGACCGAGGCGTGGATTAAGAGGTATGTATCCGAAGACTTTACCTTCCCACGAATCTTGATGCGCCCGACTGCGGACCATCGACACGACACAGAGGTTAAGCCCGAACTGCTTGAAATGTACCTCTCCGAGCAGGAGAGGGCTCGTATAGCCTTTATCTTGGAGGACCGGGATTCTATGGTGGAGAAGTGGCGAGATATCGGCTATATCTGTATCCAAGTAGCGAGAGGAGATTTCTAACAAGTAAGGCGACCTATTGAGGTCGCCTTACTTGTGAAGTGCTATCGCATACGGTGTCGCATACGCTCGTAGTATTCTAACTCGAAAGCAAGGATTCGTATATCATCGGTAACATTGCCCTCAATAGTAAAGCGCAAGTACTTGACTGAGCAAGGTGTTCTACGGATAAGAATGTCCTTATTGGTTGTGGTTTGGATATTTCGCAGTTCTCCCCAATTTTGCGTGTCGATAGAGCCTTCAACCTTGACATTCAAAGTCTGATTCGTTTTGCACTCGAAGCGCACAATAATAGTCTCTGCTCGTTTCAACTCCATAGAGCCAAGTTTGATTGGGCGAGTAGTCAAAGTAAATGGCATAGGGGATGCACTCTCTTCTGCCTCATTACGAAGATTGTATATTACTGCATCGGCTCCCCCCAACTCGTCGTTGTTGAGGATATATCCCTCCGGAATATCTCGTGTGCTCCACACATTGTTGTCAAGCGAGAACACATACGCCTTTTTGTTTGGGAGGTCGGTGCACAACACCTCGTTCCACTCTGACAGATAGACCATCTGCGTAGTGTACATCCACTCAGGTATACGGTTTTCGGCTGTGTGTATAGGAGCAGACAATAGCTTTGCACCCTGATTGGTCAAGGCGTGAAGGCCTTTGTCGGTGAAGTATAGCACAGCACCATTTACTGCGAGGGTATTTGGGTTGATGATAACATCGTAGTTGATAGGTACGATTGCAGAATACAAAGTCTCCTTGCCACTTTGCATAGCGAATATACCTTCCTTTGTAAATACATATACCGGGAACTCACCAAACTTGGAGTCGGACATCTCGATAGCTGCGGAGTTAATAGCAAGTATTTCGTTAGTAGAGGAACCGATGGTGTACATTCTTTCATAAGGGAGCGCAGTTGGGTTGTTGTTTTTAGAAACCCAAATCTTACCCTTCGTAACGGCAGAAGTTGGATAATAGTTTAAGTTAAACGTTTCATAGCCGGCATCCCTCCAAGGCCAAATAATAGGATACTTTAAGTCGGAGTCGTCATATGGTGGTATATAATAGGCATAATTGATTCCAGGTGCAGAACGTAGCTGATATTTCGCAGCTTTGAATGTATCATCTTGAACAGAATCCGTCTCCTCGGCAAATATCATTTCAAATGCACGGTAATCCGGATACGAGATAATACTTCCACACTGATAGAAAAGAGGAAAGGCTGAGGTGTTGTGTTGCATCTCTGACAATGGGGATTGGAATACGCTGTCTTGCGACTTAATCAAGACTCGGGCATACTTTAATTTAGGTTCTTTTTCCCATTTATCCGCATCCTCAGAATTATAATCATTGGGGCGTTGAGGCGTAGCCATTTCTAACGGTACATTATATACTCTTCGGAAATGCATTGTAATATCTCCGAATAGGTGCAGAGAACTATTTATCTCCTTCCTACTAGTACTGATAACATCGGCTTCTGACAGCTCCGGAGCATATAATACACCTTTTGACTCTATATGCTCTAATACGGCTCTATCTAATACAAATTTTCCTGATTTACCTTTACCACCTGCAATAGTTGTTAACTCAGCAATAGTTTGCTTTGCCGCAAAGAAGAAAGGCTCATTAGGCAAATCTTCTTCTTGATAAGCTTCTTTTGGTGATAAAAAATTATGAAGTGTAGGTATAGTTGCATCATCGGGTAAAGCGCGCGACATTGATGTCACGGTAAATAGTGGATGTATACGAGTGCAATAAAGAGCGACATCAGAGATATTTTCTGAAAATTTGCCAAATGTATCTCTTACATTGAACCGTATAGTTGGCTTGATATATGCTGTGGAACCCGAATAATTACCTTCCAATATTATTCTTTTCTCTTTGTATAATAAATCAGCAAATGGTTCGGAACCGCTACCACAATATAATCCACCATATAAATTACCGGCTAAATGATAAGTTCCAATACCGCTTGCGCTACCGAATATAGAACCACTTGAAGAAGATAAAATACGCAGAGGCGATTGAGCTAAAATAGAGCCATCTTCTGCTCGCGCTGCAAGGAAGTAGCAAATAGAACCTCGCCAAGCTTCATTACTGTTAAATGTTTGTAATAATAATTGTTGTGTTGAGAGATTTACAGCTCTAACGACATAGGCATAGAAGAGAGAACCTATCATTAAAATCGAATCGATCTCATTTATAGTCGGTTCTGCCGGATTCATCTCTTCTTTAATCGTGAAATAAATATTATCTATTTGATAAAGAGTATATTTATCTTCTGTAAGCAGATACCACTGTGACTTGTTTTCATCATCCCACATTATATGAAGAATGTTTCCAAAGTGGAAGATATCGGTTATATGAATATTTGTGTCATTGTCGAATGTTCTTTCTACGAACTTGTATATTTTATCGACAGAGGCTTGACCTTCATCTACACCAGAGAACTTTACTGCATATAAGGCGTGGTATCTTGTGTCTGTTTGACCTTGTTCTGATGGTGTGTTCACCACGTAGAAAATGTAGTAATCTAAATGTTTATATAATATTCTTGTCAAAAATGCTTGTTCAAACACCTCAAACTCGAATAATAGGTCATAATGAAATGATGATAAATCTTTCATATTCCTCCACGCACTGCCGGTATGGCGGAGGTTGTGCAATGTTTCGCACTTGCCATCGGTAACCGAGTGGTCCGGTGTTGTGGTGTCAATGCCTGATATTGGCACCGCAATTCTTTTTCGTTCTGCCATAACTAATTTATATTTTGCTTATTATATATTTCACCTGCTATGTTCATTCGTAGGCGTTCAAGTGTTCCGCCTTGCTTGGTGTCGCCATCATCGTCTTTATTCGGTTGAGGTTCGGCAATAGTAGATACGAGTCGCAACAAGGTAGAAAAATCTTTGTGCGACATCAGCTGCAACTTCAATGGGTCGCCACATCTACGCACCAACTCCTCGCCAAGCATCATACGAGATTGCTTGACATTCTCTACAAAGCTATCCGATACCAACGCTTCCGCCTTGATGGTGGAACGATTGAGAGCTTCGACAACATCGTCATCGGTCAAACCCTCTCGTGCCTCCTGCGGAACGATATCGAGGATACTCTTCTTGACCTTGCGAGATATGTTTTCGGCAACCTTCTCGTGTGCATCACGAATGCTCTGGCGTTGCTCCTCCGTGAGTTTGTTCCAACAGCGTTTCACCTGTTCAGCGTGAACGCCAAACTGCTTGGCAACAGCATTATAGGAGCCACACTCTACATAGGCATAGCATAGGCGGTGTTCAAACTCCTCCTTCGAAGCAAACTCTGCCCGACTTTTCGGCTTTCTCTTTGGCTTTCTTCCCATTTTGTGAAATTTTAGGTAAAGAATACAATGCAAAAGTAAGCAAATAACTTTACATTTGAGCAATAAATTAAAGATAAATAATTTACAGCAATGAAAATGATGGATAAAAGCACAATTTCGGTGGTGATAGTGTTTGCTCTCGCTGCCGTAGTCTCTTTTATTGGAGAGAGCTCTTCGCTTGAAGGTTCAGTGCAAGCAATTGCATGGTTGGCTCCGGTTATTGGTGGTCTCATCTCGCTCGGAAACAGTATTGCAGGAGCTGCAATGGGTAATAAGGCATCCAAAGAGCAAGCGCAAGCCTATGATGATGCGTGGGCAAATTATGAGGATTGGTATGAAGGTCAAATGAATACCAACATTCTTGACCGAGCCGACACATTGTCGATGTTGAAGCGTTATCGCGATTGGCAGGAGGAGAACGCCAAGAAGTACCAAACCAACGCTATCAAGGGCGGAGCATCGGAGGAGGCAAAGATTGCGTATGCCCAGGAGGCGAACAAGGGCTATGCCGATGCAATCTCTCGTATCGCTGCAATGGGACAGCAGTACAAAGACCGCTTGTCGCAAGGTTTTATGCAACAGAAATTAGGTTATCAGCAAAAACGAGCAGATATGGCAGCAGCCGGAACGCAAGCCGTAGCAAGCGGTATTGCTAATGCAGGCGGTACCTTAGGAAGTCTTATAGGCGGAATGAATTGGGGCGGAGGTAAAAGTTCTGTTGTTCCTACAACTGTTCCTGCAACGCAATATGCAGGCGTGGACCTTGACGATTACGGAAATACTTTGTATTAGAAAAAAATAGAACAAGATATGGCAAACGAACCAATGAATCCTTTTGAGGAAGAAATAAAGGCTAATGAACAAGATGCTGCGCTTATTGCAGAAGAGTTCCAGCCAGACCCTTATGCTTATACTCGTGCGGCACAGCAGGAAGAGATGAAGGGTTGGCGACAGATGTTGATTGACAACCATACCAAACGCCAAGAGGAGAATAAAAAGCGTGTGCGCAATGCGCAGATACTCGGCATCGGTAAGGCTCTCGGAGATATGATTGGTGCGATATGGGGAGGTGTAGCCTCCTCTCGCAATAATGCTCCGGCAGTAGTGCCTGCACCGCAAGCATCGAAGACTGCCGAGCAGGTAGAGCAACTCATTCGTGAGGGTGTAGTCAATGCACAAGACTACGACAAGATGATGCTAAACCTCTCTATGCAGGAGGGTAAGGATAAGATTGCCCTTGCAAAGGCATACGATGAACTTGGTATTAAGCAGGCGCAGTTGGCAGAACAGAGAGCGTATGAGCAGCAGAAGTTGAAAGATGCGCACGAAAGACAGAAAGAGTTGATAGGTATTCGACACAAAAATACTGTAACACAACTTGCACAGCGAGGTAGAAATGCAGTTGCGGTAGCACTTGCAAGAAGTGGAGATAAAAATAAGGGAAAGGCAACTTTTTCCGAGGCAGATATGATGATACTTGGCGCAACATTGCCAGAGGAGATTGAAGAAACAACTCAGAAACCTGACAAGTATGGAGAGATGCAGACAACAACTAAAACTAAACCATATAAAGCCAATGTCAATGATATGAAGGTGGAGTTGGCTCGTCAAAAGGAGTTGATGAAACGATACAATCTTAACCCTGAAAAAGAGGAGGATAAAGAGAGGTGGGCAATAGCTATGTCAGGTATAGATGAGTTAGCAGCTCGATTACCTCAGGCATCAAAAGAACAACTTTTGGCGGCTCTTGTAAATGGGCTAACAGGAGAGGAAATTATTACCATGTGGACCGCAAAATTTGGAAACAATGGACAAAAATAAACAGCAGATTTTTGACGAGATATTTGGCGTTAAAGCCGAATCAAAAGTTCAGCCTACCAAGCAGGAGCTCTTTGATGAAATATTTGGAGAGCCAACTAAGCAAACAGAGCAACCTAAAACCAACGAGTGGGGTGAGCCGGTATATTCATTTGAGAAGCCTGTTGAGGTTGAGGGTGCAAGGTTAAATGACTTCTTGACACCTACAATCTTTGAGCAGAAGCCAAATGCTAAGTCGGAGACAGAACTACCAAAGGCAATAAATGAGGAGAAACCATATAACCCTGAGGGGTTGTTGCCTATCGCAAAGCCAGGTCCAGCGGAAATGCCACAATCATTTACCTCTCCAAAGGTATTCGAGGAGTATACACCAGAGGAGAAGTTGATGCTCGATGTGGATAAGGCTACCGATAATGCGTTTAATGCAGCGCAGGAGGAGGCAACCAAACAAATGGTTACCGAGCGTAAAGAGCGTGGTACCTTTGGGGTGATGAATGAATTTGGCGAAGGTGCAGCAGAAAAAATTACATACCGCCAGAGTGCCGGTGCTGATGCCGTTATTAAGCGTACATTCGAGTCTATCTCGGCAGATGATATAAATAGTATCATCGAGAACAGAGTTGCCAATAACGAGGAGTTCAAGGCAAAGAAGCAGGCGTTTGACGATGAGGTAAAGCGCATAATGCCGAATAGCAACGACAGCCTCTCTGAGTCGGAGGTTGAGGCGTTGTTTGCCAATATGACACCGGAGGAGCGTGAGGTTGCCGAAAAGCAGATTGCAGAGACCACTCAGACTCTCGAAGCATTGCAGGCTCAATTTGCCACCGATGTTGAGGGCATATACAAGTCGGAGTCGAAAGATGTTGAGGCGCAGATAAACAATCGCATTATAAACCGCTTGGCAAAGCTGAATCTTCCGAAGAACGATTTGGAGTATATCGGCAAGGCTATATACAACAACTCGTTGGTAGGTATTCTCTACGAGATAGGACTTAATGCCGCAGCCGGAGGTAGTGGTACAGATTATATCGTCTCGCAGCAGGCATTGGCACAAGCAAAGCCTTCCACCATAGCAAAGGTTGTGGGTGGTGCCGGTGCCATTCTTGCTGATGGTGCAATCTTTGGCGCATTGGGAGCAGGCGGAAGTCTTGCAGGTGCAGCTTTGCGCAACAAAGTAGCAAGCGTTGTTGCAGGTCAAATTGCTCGTAAGGCTGCCGTATCGGCTACGAATAGCGCAGTTAAGGCAACTGCAAGGCGCATTGTAGAGAAGAATGTATTGCAACAGTTCGCATCGTCTGCGGCTGCACAAGCAGTTACTCTCGGAGGTTATAATGGACTTCTGACCGCAGCACAGGAGACTCTCTCGCCAACAGGGGAGAATGGCGCATATAATTGGCGAAATATACTCACTCGATTTGGCGAAGGCCTGCTTACAGGTATTGCCCTCGGTGGCGTGTCGGTTGGAACATCGGCTGCAAAGGGAGCTATGTACCGTGCAAGACCTGATATGGCTTATACCGCTACCGGAATGGCGGCAGATTTGGGCGTTAGTTTGGCAGGCTTTACAGCCGAGAACGCAGCGTTCTTGGGTATTGGCTCTATTGTATCAGGCGAGGAGATTACTGCCGAGGCGATAGGCGAGAGTTTTGCTACACTCGGATTGTTGAAGGGTATTGGCGCATTGAAGCGTGTAGCCAAAGGCGAGAAGTTGATGCAACAGCCCGACTTTGTGGAACGCACAATCTCAGACCTCAAATTCACAAAGGAGGAGATGGATGCAATGCGCAATGCCGGTGTCGATATGGAGGCTATGGACTTCATCTCTTTGGCAGTAACAGAGATGAACAATGTACCTTATACCGAGTCAAGGCGTTCTGTAATAAATGCCTACAATACGGTAATGGCATCTCGTGAGATTCCGACATCGGCAAAAGTTAAGCTGAAATATATCGTTACAGGAGAAGTACCAAGAGTGGTAGGTCCATCAAGAGCCGAAGTAGTTGAAGGAGAAAACGGTGTTGAGGTTCGCACTTATGATTATCAGGATAGAGTTGTCCAGATTCGCCCTTTTGAAAACACAGAATCAGCTACTAAGTTTGTCTCTCGCATACAACCATTATTGGAGCAAAACACTATCGTAGATGGAGCAAAAACTCTTCGTGGTGCAGATTCGCTTATTGCAGTAGATAGGGCAATAGACGAATATATGCAGACAGGTGAGTACTTTGCAGAGAGAGAAAAGGCATACGGAGGTGAGAATACCGGTAGTAAATTGCCTGCTAAAACCCCACTCGGTAAAGAGGCTCTTATGAGAGAGATGCGTATTTACTTGGGTATAGAGCCAGGAACTCTTCCTGAGGGCGCAGAGTCAAGAATAGCAAGAATTGTCGCCATTGCAAAGAATGTTTATCAAGATTCTGTTAGTGCTTTGCAAAAACAAGTTGCCAAACAACACGGAGCAACGGTATCGGAGTTATTACACGCTATAAATGTTAAGCCTGACCTTCGTACCGTGCGAGAGTCGCAGTTGGTAAAGGCTTATGTAGATGGCTTAAAGCAGTTCAATGAGTCTATGTCCGGACCTGTTGAGGCGGAGCAGGCTCGATATGCCGAGCAAGTTCGCCCACAAATTGAGCAGGGCAAGCGTGAGGTTGAGGATGCCGAGCGTGAAACCGCATTTGTGCGTGAGTCGCTGAATGAGGCGGCAAAGAGAATGGCTACTGCTGATGGTAAGCAGATTGCTATTGTACGCCTTGCGACAGGTGAGCAAGTTGCCGTATATAAAGGTCGTATCGTAACCGAAGAGAATGGTGCAATAGATACCGAAGCATCGGAGAATACTATTGTTATCAAGAGAATAGATGCAGAGGGCAACGAAACTCGCTCTCAGGTTGGTATTAGTGAGATTGCTGAGGTAGTCGAGTTTAGCACTCCTGAGACTGCTGTTGAGGAGTCGATGAGTGTGGTTGAGGCACAAGCCGCCAAGAAACTCTCTCTTGACAATGCCATAGCAGAGCGAGGAGAGCAGGGCGTAGAGGTTGTAACCATTGACGGCAATAGCGGTAAGATTGTCGGTATTGACGAAAATGGCGCGTACATTCTTCGTGCCAAAGGCGAGTCGGGCAAAGAGGTTGATGTCCCGGTATCGATAAATGATATTGCAGAAATCAACACCGAGCAACCTGCTCCTGCTACAACCGAGCAAATAGCGGTAGCAGATGCTACCGAGAAGATTGTTGAGGCAGGTTTGGCAACCGATGTTGAGGTTGAGTATGATGACGACTTCCCACCTCTTACCGAGGAGGATATAGCTCCGGCAATCAACCCGGACAATATCCAATGGGATAAGTTGTCGCAAGAGGAGTATGCAAATGTGTCGGCTATGGTAATGGGCGATGCTACTACACTTGCAGACTCTCATATATACTATACTAATTCACGAGGGAAGTTGCAGGCTGCACAGCGCAAAGTTGCAGAGCAACAGAAGGTAATCGACAAGTTGAATAGTCGTTTTGCTACTTTGTCGAGCCCTGCCGAGGCGCAGAAACTCCGTAAGCAGGTAGCAACGGCCGAGCAGGAGAAAGCAAAGCGAGAGCAGGCGGTAAAGAATATCGAGGAGCAGATGGCGAAGTATGCTCACGCTATGCGTAAGTATGGTGTTGAGGTTGCTACTGAGGATAATTTGCTTGCCGAAAGAGCAAGGCTCGAAGAGGAGCGCAATGCTCTGCTTGAAGCAGACAAGGAACTTGACCGCTATGAGCAGCAGGAGGCAACCAAAGGCAAGAAAACCATCGCCAATACCGAGGCTAACCGCAAATATATCGAGCAGTTATATGCAGACCGCTTTGGCGTAAGCCCTGCACAGGCTGGACCACGACAAGCGATATTGTGGGATTTGGCAAATGGAGCGATAAAACTCCGTTGGGATAATGTTACTACTGATTCGGGTGCTGTGCAGAAAGGCCTGGCAGCAGAACTTGGTTTGTCGACAGCCGAGAAGAGAATATACAAATATGTAACCGACAATAAGAACGGACAGAGTGTTGATGCGTATGCTCACGATTTGTGGCAAGGTGCAGAGTGGGGACAAGAAGTCGATGATATGACTTTGAAAGATATGATACTTGATGTCTTGCAAAGCACTCCTAACGGCTCTATTGCCCTCAAAGAGTTGGCTGATATGTCGGGTGCGCAGGCTGACCTCGAAGCACAAATATCGCTTGGAAAGGGCGATATTCAGCGTAAGTTGGAGGAGGTTGATGCAAAACTCGCCAAGAACGCACAGCAAATGACCGATTTCCGCAAGCGCATTAACGATGCGGTGCAGAAGTTGGAGCGTGGAGAGCAGTTGATTATTCCTGTTGGCGAGGGTGAGTTTGGCCCAATATACGACCAATTCAGGGGTAAGCCGCAAGAGGCGGTTAATTTCCTTTTAGAGCAGAAGAATGGCGAGGCAATAGGTGCTCTTACTCACCCAGAGATAGGAGATGTATCGCTCGTATATGGTAATGAGTTTGCTGGTTTGGAGAAAATTGCACAAAAGCACCCTGAGGTGCTAAACGATTTGCAAAATGTATTATCTCAAATGAGCCCGATAATGGAGTCTGCTAATCGTATTAAATTGGAATCACCAAGCCATTTTGCTGTGGTTAGCAAGGAGTATATGGGTGCGCCACGAGATAAGTGGTTGCTCACAGCCTATGAAAAGAAAAGCAGTGCCTCCAACAATAGGATGGACACTGATGGAACCGTTACCGGCAGGCGAAATGACACAGCTACTTCGCAAGACACTACTTATTCTGAGAACAAAGATACAACATCTATTCCAGAAAACCAAATTTCGGAGGAGGAAACTGCAATTGATTATCGAAAAAAGTTATTGGAAAATGCTCGTAGCGTAGTGGAGAAAAAGTATGGCTTCGAGATGATTCATCTTCCTAAAATGTTAGAGCAAGCATTTGCCGATGGTAATCAGGGGGAGATTAAGCGTTTGCAAAATATCTTCTCAGAGTATGTGTCTTTGTTCGGAGCCGATGCAGCACCAATAATGGATGTAACTCTTAGGCAAATGAAGTCTGCCGTAGATACGGAAAAGTATAAAGAGAGGAAAAACAAAGAGAAGAGCAAAACACCGGCTCATCAGGCTTATGACTCACTCATTCGCACGGTTCAGAAGTGGTTAAAAGACAACACTCCTACCAATGAGGATATTCCGTTTATGATTGAGCAGAAGCCTACGGAGCAAGCCGTAAGCGAAGCGGAGCAGAACTTTGAGCGTGAGGTGTTTGATGCTTTTGCAGGGCATTTGGGCGAGACTCTCGGTGCAGAGAGTGTTGTTACAGATGCTGCCGAGGCTAATCGTGTGCTTGAATGGCACCAGACCGTAGGCGAAAGACTCCGTACTGCTGTGCGTGAAAATGCAGAGATAGCAGCGGAGCGTGCCGAGATTGAGCGTGTAGCGAAGGAGAACGGTACTTGGTTGAAGGCCCCGAATGGTAAGAAATCTAAACTCGATTCTCGCCAATGGGTAGATGCTAACACCTCTCGCTTTAAGAATTGGTTTGGCGATTGGGAAAACGATTCTGAAAACGCATCTAAGGTGATTGATACAAATGGTGAGCCAATGGTGGTTTATCACGGAACAAGAGATAAATTTAACACCTTTATTAGGCGTTCTGATATTGGCTACCATTTTGGAACCAAAGGAACTGCAAGGGTGAAAGCCGGAAGAGGAAAGAAGGCTGTTATGATGCCTGTATTCCTCAATTTACGCAACCCTATTGTCTTTGATAAAGACTTAGGCTCTTGGGAGGCAGATTATGTTGTAAAAGAGTTGGTAGAAATGGGGGTTATGACACAAGAAGATGCAAAATCTATTGTTCTTCTACCAAATGGTCTAAGGAAAAACTCGTCAAATGCAAATAGAGCTCTTAGAACTTGGCTTGACAAAAATGGATATGATGGGTTTGTATATCCAAACTGGTACGAGAGCGATGGTAAGTTATCTTATTTGGTTTTCAATCCTAACCAAATTAAGTCGGCTACCGAGAACACAGGCGAGTATAGCGCAGATAATGCGGATATTCGTATGTCTATTGCTGCATATCATGGCAGCGGTGCAGACTTTGAGAAGTTCGACCACTCGTTTATGAGTACCGGAGAGGGAGCACAGGCGTATGGGTATGGTACTTATGTTACTACTCGCAAGGGTATTGCAGAGAACTATGCAGAGACTATTGGTGGCAACAAGCAGCAAGAGCGTAGATATGAGGCGCAGCAGAATCTTCTCCGTATCCGTAAGAAAATTGCCGACAATAATCAGGATATAGAAAAGAGGAAGAGAGAAATCCAGCAAATGCAAAACACTTACGCAGAGTTAAAGGAGTATATCTCACATTTTAACGAAGAGGAAGTTGGTGGCAAAACTCGATATGTCTTAGATTCATCTTATATCGCAGCAGATGAGGCTTGGCCTTTGGAATTGCCAATTCCAAAGCCTGATAGCGTAGGTTCTTATTTAACCTATGAAGAAGCTCGTTCCGAATTGCAGAAACTCCAAGAGGAGATTGATAGCACTCAGGCTCTGATTGATTCATCTAAGGCAAAAGTTGAGGAACTTAAACCATTAGAGGAGGCTGCCGACAAGGAGTGGAAGGCGATGAAGGCTCCTGATAGAATAAGGGAGTTAAATACCCAAATAGAGCTGCACGAGGTTAATTTGAAGAGTCAGCAAATTAGTCTTGCTGCTATGCAACAGCGAGTTAAAATCAAGCAGGCAGAGTACGACTATTACAATGAGCAGTTGGCTGAACTCGAAAGAAAGTATGGCGTAAATTCCCCTGAATACAAGGAGTATGTATTCAAGAATGACTACATAGAGTCAGAGTATAAGGACATGTCCAAGTATATTGAGGATACAAAAGGACAAATTGGCTATTTGGAGAAGTGGATAGCAGACGAAAAGGCAGAACTTGCCCGATTGAAAGAGATTCAAAAACCATTCCGCAACCTTTACACCGTTGAGGTGCCTGATAATACCGGGGATAATTACCTCTCGTGGGACAAAGAGGTTCCTGCGACTATGATTGAGCGCATTAACAACTACATAAAAGAGAATTATGGGTGGAAGGCGCATAGTGAAGCAGACCTAAAACAAGGTATGACAGGTGAGCAAGTCTATAACAATCTCACTCGTGCGTGGGGTAAACAGGCAGGCGCATCATTGCTGTTGTCTGATATGGGCTTTATAGGTATCGAGTACCCTGCGCAATACACTACCGGTGGCCGTGCCGATGGTGCGAAGAACTATGTAATCTTCAATGCTGATGATGTAAAAATTGTTGACCATGTGCAGTACTTCAAGACTCCGAATGGCGAGGTATATGGCTTTGTCTATGAGGATAAGATTTACTTGGACCCTACAAATATCGACCCGAAGGCTCCTGTGCACGAGTACACCGAGTTGTGGTGCCGCGAGGTTGCAATAGCAAATCCTGAACTGTGGAAGCGAGGTAAGGAGATAGTACAACAGACACCGGTTTGGGAAGAGGTAAATGCTGACGAGAACTACAAGAATCAGAGCGAGGATTTACGAGCTTCGGAGGCGTGGTCGCGCATTATAGCTGATGAGATGATGGGTAAGGCTCGTCAGTATGGTAGCAAAGGGTTGATGGCAAAACTTCGCGGTTGGCTCCGTTCCTTCTGGAAGACTGTGAAGTCTGTGGTTGGAAAGTGGACAAAGAAAGACTTGGATGACTTGACCGTAGTTCAGTTTAAGAAGATGACTATGGCCGACTTTATCAATAAGGTGGATCCTCGAAAGTGGAACGCTAAAAAGCCAAAGGAGGTGAGCAAGTCGCTTGTCGGTGTTCACAATATCTCTCTCGACAAGTTGCAGAAGGCCCTTAAACAGGGAGGTTTGGCAAATCCTTCGGCTGCGGTAATAGATATTGCAAAACAGAATCATGAGGGTTATGGTGAGTACTCGCTGATTATGCCAAAGAGTTTGGTAGATGCGACAAGTGGTAGAAATGCCGGAACTTTCACTGGCGATGCTTGGACTCCTACATATCCTACGATTGTGCGCCAACTTGACACAAAGGGTTGGGAGATTGTAAAAAATAAAATCTCAACAGCCGTAGGAGATAGCAAAGAACTCTATGCGGATATTGTTAATGGTGTAAGGAACTTTTTGGAAGATAATCGTTCCTCAAAGTTGGAATATGTATTTCTTAAAGAGAAAGGCATTGAACCAGTAGTTCAGTACAAGGGCGCAGATGGTTTTGTAGGTATTGCGAACCTCGAAGCGATACTTGGTGTGTCAAATATCACAGAAGGCGTTGAGGCTTACAAGAGATACCAGAATGCAAAACCTATTTACAGATATGACTTCAATAGATGGGCAAGCGTTAATGGCAATAAGGCTGAATTTGCGAAACTCAAAGCGCAGATTAAAGAGAATCCTGCACTTAAAAAGGATGTAGATGCTGATTTGTCGTTTGCTCAATTTGATTCGTTTGTCAATGGCATATACAAAAAGGAGCGAGAAGCTGGCAACATTGACACCTCTAATACGCTATTATCTGCAAGCATATATGTTGATAAGAACGGACTTCGAGAGGAGTTCGAATCGTGGATAGATACTCTAATGGAATCAGCAGAAGCCAAGGAAGTATTCTATGCAGGTACAGACAGAAATGGCGATAGAATATACAAGCCCAATACATTGGAGAATGTATCTCGCCACATGCTTACGGAGGGTATGCAGAACGCCTATAATAATGGTGGTCTATCAGCAACAAGGGCCACCTTACTGCAACGCTTAACAACATTAAGTGAGATTAGGCAGAATAAGGACCGCTTGTCAGATGAAGGTAAATATAACAAAGAGTTTGACAAATTGAGCGATAGGCTGTTTAATATCATCACGGCTATTTCAGATATGCAGGAAATATCGAGCAACCGCTTTATAAATATAGACTATGCAGAGCTGCGATTGCAAGATGCGTTAGCAAAAAGAGAGCCTATTGCGTACCTAAATAAAGAATATGGGTATAATATCGAAAAGGATAGCGACCTTGCCAAGGAGATAAAGTCGTTTATTGGCGATGTTCGCAAGATACCTGCTAAATACTTTGAAACCAAGTTTGAGCGACCTGTAATGTTCAATGAGTTTGCAGCGGTTGTGGCTCCTGATACTATGCCGGAGAGCGTAGAGCAGCAGTTGCGTGATGCAGGCTTGGCAATCTACAAGTATAATCCGGATGTTGAGGGAGTTCGCAGAAAGGCGACTTTGGCGGCAACTGCATCGGAGGATATACGCTTTATGATTGTTGGCGAGAAGGGTGCTGCTAACCTCGATGCTATGGAGGAGGCAACCACACGCCTTGACAACCTTGCTGTGGCAAAAGAGATGGAGGAGGCAAACAGAGATGCCAAAGCCATTAAACTCGCTACTGGTTGGGAGCGTGGTGCTGATGGCAAGTGGAGGTATGAGATAGATGATTTTAAGTTGAAGTCTGACACTGCTCTTGTTAAGAATGTAGATAACCAAATTGTTACAACTCTTGGAGAAGTGATAGATGATGAGACTTTATTTACCGCATTCCCCGAATTGCGTAAATTAAGTGTGGTTTCTTTGCCTAATCAAGAGTATGGAGGATACTATCAGGATGGCTCTATTATGCCACATATTGCTCTTGGAAATAAACTATTTACCCCTTCTACCAAGCGACTCGTTGAATTGGAGAAAGAGTTTGATAAGAATATGACTTCTGAGCAAGAGGATGCTTTGATGTCTGAATTTAACGCAGAAGTAGAAAGGGCTGTGGCACAACCTGAATTTTACACATTGGTAACAAGTGCAGCAAAAAAAGTCTTAGTGCACGAAGTTCAACACGCTATTCAGAGGATAGAGGGTTTTGCAAGGGGTGGTTCCTGGGAGATTGAACGCCCTGACAATGATGCCGAGATGTTACGATTGCGAGAGGCTGTGCGAGGAGCAAGAGCATACATAGACCACTTCAACGGAGGTGATATTGCTATGGCAATTCGTGATGGTAAGAAGTATAACTATTTGGAGTGGAGAACGATTAGCCCAGAGTCGCAGCAGATATTATTGGAGTATCTTGGCCGTAAACGCAAGGTTGATTATGCAGATTTCAGAGCGTATCTTGACAATGCACACAAGATGACTTTACCTAAACAATATGGAATGGCTGGCTACCGTAAATTCGCTGGCGAAGTAGAGTCGAAAAATGCAGAAGCTCGTATGTATATGACCCCAGAGGAGCGCAGGGCAACGCTATTGTCGGAGACCGAAGATGTTGCACGAGAGGACCAAATCTTCTTGGAGAACAACTTGGGTGTGGCGCAGAGCGTTGAGGTGTCGGAGCCTGTTGAGGCTCCAACACGCAAACCTCGCAAGTCGGCAGCCGAGAAGTCGTTAGAGAAGATTGAGTCGTTGAGGGAGCAGTTGAAAAATAAGAAGCGTTCCTTGAACGACACACTGCTTGATGTTTACAACTTCCTCACTTCGAAAGATATTGCCGAGACGATGGGTGAGGGTATTGGCAAGGCTCAATACCGCAGGGTAATAAAGAATAGTATTGAGGCTATCCGCAAGGCTTACGATGTTACCGATGCCGAGGAGAAGCGCAAGACTATATTCAAGTACCTTGGTGAGATTGACGATAGTCTTTCGCAGTTGCTTACACGCCAACGCCTGAATGAGGTAACGGATATTCTCGACAAGGCAATATATGGTTACACTGCGCAGGGTGTTCGTACCGGCAAGCGTATTGACGAGCATACACGCGAGATATTCGATATTTTGCGTAATGCTATTGGTGAGCCGGTTGAGGAGGAGCGTGACGATAGTGGCCGCAGGAAGCCTGTGCGCTATCGTTTGAAGAATCGTACCGAGGCAGGTGATATTACCTCCTCGTTCCGCTTGCGTTCAGTAGGAAACAATGAGGGAGTTATTGCGAAGTTACGCAGTGAGGCTGATGATATTATTGCATCGGCAGATGAGCTTGATACTGCAAGTGTTAGTAAGGCTGCACAATTAGAGTACACCGCCAACCTTCTCTCTTCATACGACAATGCTTTGCAATTAAATGAGGCTATCGGTCAGACAACTGACGAAATTGCGGATATACAGCGAGAGATAGAGCGCACTAATGAGCAGTACAAGGCGGCTGCAACAGGTTCGGAGGAGAAGAAGAATCTCTACAAGATGCGACAGAAGTTGCAGAATGACCTCGAAGCCGAGCAGATGAACCGTGCGGCTCTTCGTCATCGCTACGCATCTATTCTCAAAACATTCACCACAAGTTTGGAAGAGTTAGACGAGAAGGGAGCAGGCGACTTTGCACGAGCAGAGTTGGCGAAGGCGGAGCAGGCAGTTAAGTGGCGTAGAGGTATTTATAACTCTATCAAGAATCCAAATGCTCCTGTATTACCAGTTGAGGATTATAACCGACAAGGTAAGGAGGTAAAGGTTAATTGGAAGGGCTTGAATACTCGTGCGAAGATTAACGAGAGCGTATTTATGGCAACCTTTGCCGAGATGAGTCGTGATATTGATATAAACTCTATACCGGGACAATGGGCAAAAGATGGTTGGTATTATCAGTTTATGCTCTCGGAGGGCGGCTATATGGCTCGTACCGATTGGCGATATAAGCAAAAGAAGGCTTTGCGTGAGGAGTTGGATGCTGAGGTGTTGAAGTTGTCGGGCGACAAGAAAGCAGACGAGCCTTACAAGTTGCTCGCTCAACTTGCGCAGGAACCTTCGGGCCTTGTTATACCGCGATTGTCTGTGGGCAAGAATAAAGAGGGTAAGACCGTTGGTGGTTATCAGGATAATATACCGCTTACCATTGGTCAGATTCTCTATATGCGCAATGCAATCCGTCAGCCAAATGGCTTTGCCGGATACTTGGCTTGGGGTATTCCTGAGGAGGATATGAAGAAGATTGCTCAATATGCAGAGGCTAACTATCCTAAGTACTGCCGTTTCTTTGATTGGGTAGTATTGGAGTTTATGCCAAAGTTGTACGAGATGCAAGATGCAATCTACTTCGAGAAGTTTGGCACACATCTTCCGAAGACAGCTTTCTACTTCCCATTTGTGCGTGATAAGCGCATGGTTGGTAAGGTTGCTGAGGTTGGAGAAGGTGAAGTATCGTTGCCATCTTCGGTTACAGGCAATATCGTAGAGCGTGTGAAGACTTCGGCAAAGATGGACTTGCAGGCTGATGCGTTTAGCGTATTGCAGGACCATATTAAGGAGACACTTGATTGGTGCGCTTATGTTGAGCTTACCGATAAATTTAATAGTGTAGGCACATCACACGCTTTTGGCAATATGTTGAAGGCTCAGGGCGTATCGGTGCAGAAGTTGAAGGAGATGTATGAGGTGGCAGTTGGTCAAGGTAAGATTAACTCTACTGATAACACTACTTTGACAAAGACATTAAACGCTATATCGAAAGGTTTAGTGGCAGGAAATATCGTGCTCAATCCCAATGCTGCGATTAAGCAGATTGTATCGGCTACTGCGACTTTGGGATATTCGGCAAACCCTAAACTTTTGGCAATTTGGGTCAAGAACTTCTTTGTTCCATCGGTTGTGAAGACCGGTATTGGCAAAGTGGTACAGCAGATGAAGAGAGGAGAAATAGAACCTGTTGAGGCTATTGATTGGAAAGTTGTAGGCGATAATTGGAAGTGGGCTATCGAGAATATCCCTACTCTGCGTGAGCGTTGGGAGGGTCGTGAGTCCGGCTTTGAGGTATTGAAATCTCACAGCTTTGATTCGTGGGATAAACTTACTGCAATGATTACCAATGCAGGATTAGCTCCAAATGCTTTTGTGGATATGCTAACCTGCTCAAATGCAGCCAAAACTATATATGAGTATGAGTATCCTCGTCTATTGGAGCGCGGCCGCTCGAAAGAGGACTCCCATAGAGAGGCGTGTGTCAAGGCTGCAATCTTCGTGAACGAAACACAGCAGTCAAGTCTTAACGGATTCTTGTCTTCGTTCCAATCGGGCGGTGGCTTGCAGCGTATTCTTGGTGTGGGACTTGGTGCCTACCAGAACTCCTCCATGTCATTTGCTCGAAATGAGCGTTTTGCTCTTACAAATATGCTTCGTATGGCTAACTCTTCTACTCGTAATGATATGCAGATGCGACAAATCGAGGCATACAAAGAATTGGGTGTTGAGGAAAAGAAAGCGACTGAACTTGCCAAGCAAGATATCAGTGAGTCTTATGGTCAGCAGGTGGCAGGATTTGTACATAATGGAGTGCTCAACAACTACATCTGGAAGATTGCAGGAGTGCTGTTGGGTGGTATTGCATCGGCAGGATTTGCAGCAATGTTCGATAAAGAGGAGTGGAATAAGTTGTGGAAGAATGAGAAGTTCCGTCAAGAACTTGCAAGTGCAGTATCGGCAGAAACTATTTTATGGCAGACACCTTTGTTCTACAATGCTCCTATAACGAAGCAGATACTTGAATACTCGCATAATGTTGCGGAAGGCAAGGCCTATGGTGGAATTTTTGAGTCGCCTACTTCGCAGAGTGCTCAGGATTTGATAGATGCTATTTTTAAGCAGTGGGTTGGTGTGACAAATAAGACAACCGGTGAAAGAGAGAGGAAAGAGCCTACACGATACGACCGCAGTGCAGAGTGGCTTGTGGTAAGTACTCTTATAAAAGCTGGACTTGGCGTAAATCCTGACCTTGTCGTACGAATGGCGCAAGGCATAGACGATATGATGAAAGATGGAGTTCAGGTAGAGGATGTAATGGCAACGCTTGCCTCGCCTCGTGGGCTTACTCGTGCTATTGCAGGAGAGCCAAGACCGGGTGAGAGCAAACAAGAGTACCTTGACCGAATGTCGTATATCTATCGTCAAGTAAATGCCGGCAGTGGAGAGTACGACAAGAAGTTTGTGTCGGAGCGCACAAAGGAGTATATCGACAATAAGGATAATAAACTCTATCGCGAACTCGGCATTGTGCCACGAGAGGTGCGTATTTTGGAGCAGAGAGTCAAGGCTATTCGCAAGCAGTTACTGTTCTTTGACAAGAGCGATGAAGGCATTGCAGAGTTTAAGGCTTTGTCAGAAACGGAACGCAAACAGCAAATCGAGATAGCAAAGGGGTATGACAAGGTGTTTGCTCTTACCCGAAAGATGAATCAGGGTATTTTACCATTCGATGAAGAGGGAATGAGGAAAAGAAAAGATGAACTGCAACAGCGATACGAAATGTTGAAGCAGGTGTACGATATGTGGATTGAGCATAACAATAAATAATTACCTATATGAATCAAGTAGATGTAACGAAGTTGGGCTTGCGCTACCGAAAGCCAAAGCGCAAGCCATCGGGATTGAGAGCTGCAATACGCAGAGATGCCGATAAGGAGAAGAAGAATATGGACCTCTTGTGGTCGTGCTACAACGATTGGTTGCAGTTGGCGGATAAGCGTTTGGAGCACTTGCGCTTTATGCGATACTACAATGGTGACCAATGGGGCGACCTCGTTGAGGACCCGGATAACAAGGGCAAGAAGATTACCGAGCGAGAGTTGTTCTCTCGTAGCGGTATTACGCCTATCACGCACAATATCTTACAGCAGTATATCCGCAATGTGTGCGGTCAGTTGCTTACTAACAACTACAAGACCATTATCAACGCTCGTAGAGAGGAAGATGCACAAGTTGCCGAGATGCTTACCAATGCTATTCAGGCGTGTCTTGATATTAACGAGAACCCAACCATTGATATCAATGTCATTATGGCATTGCACACCATTGGTACCGTAGCAGCAAAGATTACCTACACAGCATGGGACGAGCGTAATTGTACTGATGGTCGTATAGACTATGTTAATGAGCAGCGTATTGCGTGGAATCAAGATGTTGAGGACCCACGACTCTTTGATATTAGGCGTATCACAGAGTTGCACTCCTATACTATGGGAGAGTTGATTGCTAACTTCGCACAAACACCTGCTGATGAAAAGGCTATTCGAGAACTTGCTTGGACTCTTTCGCAGAACGAGAAGGAGCGAATGGAGAACATAAATAACACGGCAAAGACCGTGCTTGGTAGTATGGACTTCTGGGGCAACGCTCTTGAACAAAATAAGTTCCGTGTTATTGAGGTGTGGTACCGTTGTGGTCGGTGGGTGTTGTGGACTAATGACCGAGCAACCTTTGAAAGACCAAAAGAGTACATTGACAACATCGAGGCGATGAAGGCTCGTGTTGAGGAGGAGAATAGACGAAGAGTCTTGCAGGGTACATCAGCAGGCATTGAGGTTGAGCAGATACCTCTTATCGAGATGGAGGAGCGATATGAGCACTATTGGAATTGTCAGTTCCTCACTCCGCAAGGAGTCTGCTTGAAGGAGTTGGAGTCTCCATACAAGCACGGCTCACACCCATATATCTTTGCGACAATGCCTATCATTGACGGAGAGTCCAAGCCTTTGTTCTCAGACCTTATAGATATGCAGCGTAACATCAATCGTCAGCGCACTATGCTCGATATGCTTATTGCATCGAGCGCAAAGAATACTCTGTTTATTCCGGAAGATGCGTTAGACGGTAATACTCTTGAAGAGTACGCTGAGGAGATTATGAAGATTAACGGCATTATCAAGTTCAAGCCTAAACCGGGTGTTCCTATGCCACAGTTCTTGCACCGCAATGCTATCAACATCGGCATCTTTGATGTGCTCAACTTCGATATGCAGCAGATACAGCAGATTAGTGGCTTGTCGGGAGCTATCCAGGGCCAAGTGGCAAAGTCTTCTACACCTGCATCATTGTATGCTCAACAGGCGCAGAATACGATGCTAAACTTCGTGTTGTTGTTCAACCGCTTTAACGACTACGCATTGAAGCGTGACCGCAAACTGCTCTCTACACTTGTGCAGTACTACACTGTTAAGCGATATATTGCTACTTCGGGCAAGAACTATGGACAAACTGCTACCGAGTATATACCGGAGAAGGCACAGGCTATTATTGATAGCGTATCGTTTGTACCTTCGCAGGGTATGGATACACCTGTATTCCGTATGCAGATTAACGACTATCTTATGGATATGTTGAGGGGCGGTATGATTCCGGTAGAGACATTCTTACAGCATACTACCCTACCATTTGGCAAGCAGATACTTTCGGAGTTGCAGTCGTTGAAGGAGCAGCAGGCACAAGGTATTGCACCGAATATGCAGAGTGTGGATAATATTCAGCGATTGGCAGCTGAGCAGTCAGACCCTCGTGCTATGCAGATGTTGCAGCAGATAATGGGTAATAACTTTAAGAAGGAGTTGTTGCCGGTGGCATAGTATAGTTATATCTAAACAGCAAGCAACTCGTGACGATTTGTCACGAGTTGCTTTTCTTTATTTGGCACACGCTTTGCATCGTACCAATCGTAGTATTACTTTGTCATCTTCAAGGATTAGGATTGCTTGTCTGCGGTTGCTTGCGCCTTTATTATCCTTGCATCTACACTCTGCCTTTGTCCGATAGCAGTTGTAGCCGGTTGCATTGAACGCATCACTTATCCGGGTAAGTTCGGACTTGCGTTTGAAGTAGTAGGTCTTCATCAGAACGCTCCTTCCTGTGCAAGTTTAAGGGCTTCTTGTATTCCAAAGTGTTTTTTTACCCAAGCAAATCTAAAAGCATCATGGCCTTTTACCATTGGCTTATTGCCATACTTGTCATAGTAAAGATGTGCATCATATATCTTGGCCCTCCAACCCGATTGCACTTTTCGAAGCCAATCCATTGCATCTTGACCATAAGCAAAACGCTTGGTGATTTCAAAGTAGCCAAACAACATAGCCTTACCATAGTGGTAGAATTTCTGCGCAGCACGGTTACTATCCTTCTCCGCTTTGCTGCTAATTACTGGTGTCTGCATAACTGTAATTAGTGTATAAAGAGAGGCGTTGCCCCCTATGTTTGCAGACACCACACAACGAGATATTCGAAGTGAGTCAGGTACAACGCCTATATTTGCTTGTGATAGTACCTCTATGTATGATGTCTGCACCGCAAAGATACAACCATTTTTTAAATTTGCAAAGCGTTTTCAAAAAAAAGTTGCATTTCACACACAAAATGCGTTAAACAACTCTCTCGCTTTGAATGTTTCGTGAGGCCTATTCGGCATCACAGCAATTTCACACTTTGAGTTGTAACAACATTGTTGTTACAAAAAGTATCACAATCCATCACAATATGCCATCACAAATAAGGAGGCTATTGCGCCTCCTCGTTATTGTCTGTTTTCCTTTTGAGCATTATAATCTCTGATGCTACTATATTTGTATATGTTTGCTCTATATTGTTGCTCTTGGTAGTGCGATAACTAATCTTACCTTCTATATATATCTTATCACCTTTCTTGACATTTTTCTCTACATATTCGGCAAGTTTCTCCCAGCATACAATACTGTGCCATACCGAGTTCATTTCTCCTTCCTGGCCTTCTTTTTTTGTCCATTCGTTTGTAGCAAGGCGGAATCTGGCAGTTATACGACCAAGACTGTAATTTTGTACATCGGGGTCTGCCCCGACATAGCCGATAAGTTGTACTTTGTTTAGCATAATTGAATTAGAATTTTAATGGTTTATTATATATGTGCGTGTGTTCTTATTGTTATATGGCCCTCTTTACGCTCGTACATCTCGTGCTCCTTCGGCATATCCCACTTGGAGGAGACATAAAGACCGATGCCATACGACATATATATATCATCGTGTTCACCATCAACGGCTCCGTATGTATCTCGTTTCTCCTTTTGCTCGAACCAAGCACACTCGTCAAGCAATCGTTCATCTCGCACAATAACCTGCTTATCACGCAAGAGGTGCTGCATGTGCGATACGATAGCCATCTTCTGCGACCTTCCGGTGTACCAGCCGTAGTGTGGAGCCAAGCCTTCACGCACCTTTGTCGGGTCATCACGATAGTATATGTTTTCGTAGAACTCAACAATAGCATCAAGGATAGTAAATGTGTGGTCGCCCTCAGAACCTTTGGTGTCGAGAGAGTTGAACTCGACTACAAGCAGTGCATCATTGAAGAACTTGGCAAGCTGCACGGCTCTCCACACTGCAAGGTCTTGGTCGAGGTGGAAACGCCAAGTACCTATACACTCCTCCACACCACCAAACATAAGCGGATAGCGGTCAATAACGGAGATAACTGTCCAGTCGGCATCATCACTGCGACCTCCGATATCCATTGTTACTATATATCTATTACTTACATTGCGCTCCTTATCCGGCATCGCCCAGAGGAAGAGGTCGCCATTATCGTCAGGAACAAAGCGCAACGATGAGTCGATAGCCTCCTTGCCATACTGCATTGTGGCGAGGAGTGTTCCGGTATATTTCGGAGCAGAGCAGCCTGCCCTGAGGAAGTCGATGTCTGCTGCATTATGGACATAGCGACCTGTTGTGGAAAACGCCTCCTGCGGTGTTGATGGGAACTCCTGCTTCATGCGGAACTCGCTCGGCATCTCAGCCAACTTCTCACGATACCAATTAAGACCTTCGAGTGTAGCACCCAAATTCCATCTATCCCACTCCTCAGGCGTGAGCGTAGCGATAAAGCTGCGCTTATCCTCTTCGCTAATAAACGGCTTTGTGTAGATAGGGATTTCAAACCACGCCACGAAGATTGGCTTAAATGCGCTCTCTCCCTTCTCTGCCGCTTTCCAAGTACGATAGAAGTAGTTGCCAATACCCTTTGCCGTTGATTCGAGAATAATGGCTGTAAATGGGATATTAGGCACAGATGCGATAATAGACTGCGCGAGGTCATCACCCTTGATAGCAGGGTTGTCTTGCCACAATCCCACCTCCGAAAGGTGTGCCAACTTAATATCCGATGAACGCAACGACTCAGGGTTCTTGATGGATGCGATAGCAATGGAGCAACCTCGTGAAGGAATAATCTTCTTGTTGGGTGAGCCTTCAAAACTTTTGAGTTGGACCTTGCATATATCCTTCGGGTGGTGCTCTGCCATAAGCGAGTACATCTTACGGATAGTACGAGAAGCATCCATCTCGTGCGTAGCAATTACCGAGTTCCAATTCTTGCGATGGAAGAGCTGTATCCACGCAGTCCATTGGTCGATAAGTGTTGAGCCGCCATACTGTCGGGCCTTTAAGAGAATCGCACGAACAGGTTTATTGGCGAAGAGGTCGCAATTTATCTCTTTGAGAATCTTTAATTGTGGCTTATTCAGCACAAAGCGTATATCTCTACCCGACAACTTATCCATAATTGTCGAGCAAGTTGCCGCCCAATACTCAAAGTCGAATGTTATGCGTTGCAGGTTGAGCCAATCGAGCAGTTCGCCAAAGAAGATACCCTCCTGCTCGGCATAGTGAGCGAGAGTACCGCAACGAACAATATCTTGAATAGTAGATGTGCGCCAAAGGTAGTCAGGAATGAAAATGCGCTGTGTAGGAGTGATGTCGAGTGGCTCTCGTGGAAGTGTTGAGCCCTCACCTGTTAGAGGATTGTATGGAGCAAATAGTTTGGCGTTGCGCCTATCGTTCTCCTCTAATACTTTTCTTAACTCCTCGTCTGTCACTTGCGCCTACCCTTGATAAATGAGTTGATAATGCGAACTATCGTGTAGGGTTGCAGCCCTATAAGAGGGTCTTGCGAGATAACATCGGCATAGTAACTGACTGAGAGATACCGAGCCTCTGTCGGGTGCTCTTCCATCTTCTTGGTCCTTAGTTCCTGATACCGATTGAATATCTCCTTGTGGAGATTTATCGCCCTATTGGAGCGAGGATTAGCCTTGTCGTATCCGTTCATCGTGCTTCGATGTGATTTTTCTCACATTCAGTGCAAAATTAAAGGTAAATAATTATATATCCAAATAATTGTAAGCCTTTACCTTTGCTTTTGTAGAAAATTCATTTCACTATGGCAAAAGAAAAAGACGAAAAAGTACAGCAACCGGAGAGCGTAACGGAGATAGTTGTTGCCACTCCGGAGGTTGTTGAGCCTGCACCATCGGCAGAGGTGGGAGCAGTAGAGCCTGCGGCTGTGGAGCCATCGCCAGCACAGGTTGAGGGTACCGCACCTGCGGCTATTGACTCGCTTCGTGCGATGATTAGCGAGAAGTTCGGTAAGCAGTTCGAGACTGACGAGGAGATGTATGCTTGGATTCACGAGCAGCTCTTGCAGATGTCGGATACAGATGGCGTAGTAGGCGAGATTCTCGCAGAGTATCCGGAGTTGTATGCAGTTATTCAGGACTTGCAGGAGGGCAAACCTCTTGAAGTTGCTTTGGCTGCAAATATCGACATCGACTCCTTAAAACCTCTCGAAGGCGAGGAGATGTATGCGGACTATGAGGCTGCCAGAAATGCTCGTAAGGAGCGCAAGGCAAAGGCTGACGAGTACCGTGCATCATTCACCAAGAACGCAGAGGAGAGTAAGCAGATTATCTCCGACTTCTTCTCGGAGGTGGCATTTGATGAGGAGCAGGGTGTGGCTTTCGCAAACAAAATCGACAAGATGATTGCAGACTACACCAATGGCATCGTAACTCGTGAGTTCCTTGATGTATTCTACCGTGCTATGAACTACGAGCAGGCGATGGAGTCGGCTCGTGAGGCCGGAGCAATCGATGCAAAGAACGCTCGAATTGATGCTGAGCGTGAGCGTGCCGAGGCAGAGACTGACGGACTCCCAACAGGCGGTAGTGCAGTAGGCGTAACGATGCCGAGCGAAAGAGGTCCAAAAGACCTATTTGACGAGGTGCGTGACAACTCTCGCAGGAATTGGTAATCAACAATCCATTTAATCAAACATTTAATAATCAAAGAAGTATGAAAAAGACAATGAAAATTTTGTCGTGCTTGACTGTTGTAGTTGCAGCAGTTGTAGCCGTTTTGGGCGTTCTTGGTATCATTGATGTTGAGACCGCTTTGGGTGCTGGCTCTATGCTTGCAGTTGCTCCTGTTGCAACCTTTGAGGGCGCAAAGGAGGGTGATACTCACACCGGTTCGCAGCCATTTATGACTACGGAGCCTGTGGGTGGTAAGATTAGTTCGGTGGCTCCGGAGGATAAACCTGCGCATAACACCACTACGGTATCACAGAAACTATCCAAGATTCAGCCATCATTAACCCCTATTGACACATTCCTGCGTAACATTGGTAGCGGTAAGACAAACTCTGATGTCTTCGAGTTCTACTCGATTGTATCACGAGGTGTCAAGGCTGTGGTTGGCTCCGGAGTTAGAGCAGGTGAGACTGCCGAGATTACTCTCTCTTCGGGAGCACACTGCTTATCGCTTGATGGCGATTTGCTCGTGCCTTCGTATGAGGTAGTAAATGGAGAGGCTCAGGCCATCAGTTCAAACGCATCGTTTGCAATGCGCCCATTGGTACTACACATTGTAGGTATCGACTATGCGGCAAAGAAGATTACCGTTATCGGTGTCAATGCTGATGTACCTGCTTTACCTGTGGATACAGAGTTGTTCCGTATGGCATCGGCAAAGGACCAGGATGCTGCTATCAGCAACGACCCTATGGCAACTCCTACAAAGGATGCAAACTTCTGCCAGCGTAATATCGCTACCGTATCGGAAAATGCTTATCAAGCTTTGCAGGATAAGGAGGTAGAGTACGGTATTGCCGAGTTCAAGGAGCAGGCATTGCTCGACTTCCGTTATCAGGCGGAGATTTCGTCTATCTTCGGTGCACAGTACGCCAAGAACAACGGTGAGTTGATTGACCCTACAACGCAGAAGCGCAAGCTCCACATGCGAGGTCTTCTCGACTTCAACATTCCTCATATCACTCGTAGCGAGAATGAGACTATTGAGGAGTTCTTGAACAAGGCGATGCAGACTTCGTTCTCGAACAACAACGGTTCGGAGAAGCGTTTGTTCCTCTATGGCCCTGATGTTGCGACCGAGATGGCGAACTCCGGTGCATTCCAAAAGCAGTTGGAGGCAGGTAAGACCGAGTGTAAGTGGGGTATCACTTGGAAGGTTATTGAGACCAACTTCGGCACCTTGATGGGTATTATGCACAATGCTCTCGGACTTGTGGGCTTTGGCAAGGCTGCTCTCATCATCGACCCTGCAAACATTCGCCGTATTGAGCAGGTACCTCTTACAATGGAGAACCTCGACCTCAAAAAGGCTGGTATCCGTAACTCGAAAGATGTCCTCTTGGAGGTCGAGGT